CCCGCCGGGACCGGAGCACCTTTAACTAGGTAAACACCGGCTACTTGAACATCCATAACGATCTGAGATGCAGTTTTATTAGCTAAACTACACCCAATCATGACCGACGTCGTCGCCGATGGAACTGTGTATGTTGTGGTTGCGCCTGTACCTACGGAGGCGCTTGTGTAGTTCTTAAAAGTATTAGCCATATATCACCCCAGTGCTATCGCCATAGCCAAGCTGGTTCCGGCTTGGTCGACATCAAGATTTGTTCGCGCCGTTGCGGCATTCGCCAAATCACTTAAATTATTACTTGCTTCCACCTTGTCGGTGTTCAGATTGGAAAAGTTCGCGTCAACTTCAGTATTAGTTAGGGGCGAACCCTTGCCAGATCGTGTTACAATAGTAGCCATGATGCACCCCTAACCTGTTAGCTCGCAGCCAAAGTGATTGTCCAAGTGACAGACAACGTATCGTCAGCCGCTTTGTTAACTACCCCGAACACCGTACGGCAGAGCATATCCCCGCCAGTTGCAGCGTTGAAAATACCAGCTTCCGTTACAGCGCCTGTCGCGTCGCCGGCCTCAAATGCAGAGACGTAAGCTACCTTCTCGTTGTTACTTCCAGCGATAGTTGTGGAGTCTAAAGCCTCGCGGCTACCCAGCAAAGTAACGAGGTCGGTTTGACCAGCGGCAGCAGCAGTAGTGCTTGAGCCGAGGGCCATGTGAGACATCACGTCCTTCGATGTTCCCACCATGCGGGATACGATGTAAGCAAGCCCAGCGTTTACAACGAGGTTTTTAACCTCACGCTGTTCTTTTATGTTTCCGGCCTTGTCCTTTAGGACGATGTTAAGCTGGCCAGAGAGCTTTAAGTTTTCGTTAATCATAACGATCTCCTAAGTAAACGTTTGGGAAGCACCGACGAAATCTTCCAAGAAATATGTAAAATCAGAGTAGCCCTGACTTCGTAGTGATCCCGCGTCGGTGGCGGAGATCGTGTCCGACGGAAGTTTCCCAAAATTAAAGACGTCGTCGTCTGTAAGCGTGGGGCTTTCCGAAAAGGCTCGGTTGAAACCAGTGGACAAAAACAGAAGATCGCTTACCGCAGCGATGTTCGTTTTCACTTTAACAAACTGTAACTCTTGATCATCTAACGGGGTTGCCGTCCCGTCTAAGTCATCTGTAGCCGTAGCTTGGTCCAGTATAGTTTTAGTGATGGAGAAAGAGTTGACCTCGTCTGTCGCCGTTGGCGTCTCGAATAAACTCTTACCTGATATGTAAGCCAGGATGACGTCAGTCATACCCAGCGTGTCGGCAAATGACGGCGCTATGCCCAGAAAAGCTAAATCTTGCGCAGCCGCAGCGTTTGCAAGCGCTCGGTTGTACTGAACATCTCGAACGAACGTATCTGTTGCCGCTGCTATATCTTCAGCGGGTTTACTCGTTTCAAAAGCAATCGCATCCGTTGCATATCCCGCATCCGCAAGAGATTTAGCAAAGGCGCGGGTCGCAAATTCAGCTGCTCCAGCGGTGTCAGTAAACGTTTTGAAGAAAGCTAAAACCGAGGCGTCGCTTACCCCTGCTGCATCAAAAAAGTCTGAGTAGCGTAAAAAGTTACCCGCTTGCGCTTTTAGTAAAATTTTCTGGTATTCAGCGGCAGACATAGTTGTCTTGAGCTGCGAAAACGCAACTCTCAACGCACTAATTAAAACTGCCGACTTGAGTATCATGCAAAGTCCTCGCGTATTCTAAACTTGAGGATTTCAAAGATGGTCTCTTTCAACCCGTCGCTGCGAACGACCTCGATTTCACCTTCGTAGGTACCGGCTTCTTGGTTTAAGTCGTTTGCGCTCCACTGTAGGATTGCAACCCCAGTGGATGCGGTGTCGGGGTTTACATACAGCGATCTTGAAAACAAAACTGAAGGCTCCCCCGCAGCTCTAAAATGCAGCGTGACCGTAGCGCCAGTTAGGTTAGTGGCGGTTGCTGAGTCCTCGTCAGTAAACGAAAGTTTAATTTGAGGACCGGTGTCACCTTGAACGTAGTTAAATGATGTAGCCATTATGCCCTCCTACGGCGTCCTTCAAAGTTCTGACTTTGGACGCGCGTGCTTACGCGGCGGTAGTCTCTACCCTTCGCGTCATCTGCTTCTTTGGAAAACTTCTGGCGGTAATAGTTAGCCAACTCAGGGTTGGTCCACTCCTTGCCGGGAACAGAAGAAAGTTGTGCTATTGCGCCGTATGAAATGCAGCGACCGTGAGACTCAAAAATCCAGTCTTCAACCCCTGTCGCCGTCAGTTTGGTCTTGAGTACGCCCCAGCCTCGGAACGAATACTTTGCGTCCGGGGTAGGATACAAACGAACCGACGTGTCTTGGTAGATCGCGTACGAACTAGGAGCACCCTTGGTTTCAAACTTGGTAGAGTTTAGGTGACGATCAGTAATCCGAGTAAGCTGGCGTCCCTCGAGGACAAACTCATAAATATTCTCAAGCACAGCTTCGTTCGACGGCAAAAATATAGGATATTCTGCCACGTTCTTTACTGCGAAATCTTTTTCAATCTCGAAGCGCCAAACCTCGCTACGCTCTAAGAACTTAGCGCTCGACTCTTGGAGGTGTGACTCCATAACAATCTCAGGGCAGCCCGGTAAATAGGGCTGAATGTAGGGGTAAAACTTATCCCAAGTGACTGTGGCCATTTAAACTACCTAACCTCCTGGAGTTGGCGAAACCGCCGCGTCTACTTGAGTTTTTGTGCCAATCGCCGCGTTAAAAGTCTGGAACGCCGCATTAGCACGTTGCTCGTTCGCGCCGTACTCCGCATCTTTCGAGTACGCACGGTACAAAACCCAATCAGTAATCGGGCTTAGGTAAATGTCGTCCAGCTTGATAACTTCCGCATGGTCGTTTGCGGGGTCTAGCTGAGTGGCTGTCAAACTGTGAAACCCGGGAGCGTCCGTGTAGATCATTTCGATCTCAGCAGTGCTCGTAGCCGGAGGGTAAACGTAAAACTCTTTTGGGTGCCGAGGGTCATACGTGTAATGTTGGATGTTGTCCGACTGAGTTTCTGCGTGCCAGCTGGGTCTCTGGTCGTCCAAAACGCTACGCGCAACCACGCGGACCACTTTCTTGCTAGAAGTGCTCAAAACGTTTCGGGTAATATCTAAAAGCCTAAGAGCCGTCGGAAACCCGCCGCTCGAAGCTGTCAACTGCTGCTTGGTTCCAGCAGAGCAAGTAAATGTACTGCACTTAGCATTCGCGTCTGGGCGAAGAAGTACAATACTTAGGTATGCCTCGTTCAACCACCTTTGTAGCTCAACACGAGGCCAACGCACATTTGCGTCCTGCAATATAGCTTCGACGCGTGAAATGACGTCAATAACTTTTGTAGTAGCCATCAGCAGCCCCCTAGTGGTTGTGAGAGGGGGATTGCGCCCCCTCCCGTTAGGTCAGTGATTAGCTGGCTGCGCCGACGATTGCGGTGCAGAGAGCTTCTGGCTTAACAACCTTGCGGCCATATACGGCAAGACCACGAACGATGTCGCCGAAGTCAGTCTGGTTGCGCAAAGGCTCAGTTTTGCTGATTTGCGAAGCAAACGAACAAGCTGTGCTTGTACCAGCAACCATCATGCGGCGGGCTTTAGCGTTAGACACGGTTGCGCCGCCAGAGGTGGCAGACAGACCGGGAACAAGAGCTTTAGCTGCTTGGCCTTTTGGCAACAAGTTGGACACATACACAGTGAAGCGATCCAACATACCGATTTTGCCGGTACGGATGGTGCTTGACTGATCGCCTGTGAAGTAGGCTTGTGCGATGTCTGTTTGCATCAACAACTGACGGTCACGTGGTGAGATGATGAGCCAGCGGCCATCTTCCGGTACGTTTTGCTCGTCAAGAGCTGAAGACATCTGCAAGATGGCGTTCAAAACGTTCGCAGGAGTTGCCTGGTCGATTGGAGCTACATCAGTACCTAAGTTATAAGCAGCTGAGATTGCACCAGCAGTCGCACCTTTGTTCGACGCGTTTGCGCCGTTGGTTACGAACCAGTTGAAAAACGTTTCGTTTTCGATGTTGATCTTCAGCTGTTTAGCAGCGTCATCAGTGAACATGTTCATCAAGTCCATGTCCGCTTGGTGCGCGAGTACATCGTTGACCTGTACGCTGAAATATTTACCTTGGTCGATCTGCATGTCTTGGTAGATCGGTGCAGGGACTTCAGAAGTCAGTGTAGTACCAGCGCCAGCATAATCGTTGATTGTGATGGATGGTGCAGTGCGGATACGAATTGTATCGCCTTGGTTTTTGATCTCGCCTTCCCAAGAAGTATTGGAAATTTCGGTCATCATTGTGTTCGCGTAGAACTTAGCGTTCAGCTTTTGCGACCACAGTTG